AGACATCGTTGGCTAATGCACAAATAGAAGCAGCTATAAAAGGGCAAGAGCTTAGTAATCAGCAGCAAGTTAATATTACTAATGCTGCCCGTGTATCAGAGATTGCTAATATAAATTTTACTGCTGATCAGCAGAATGCGTTGGCTAATGCACAGTTGTTACAGCAGGTATCATTAGCAGATATGAGTAATGAGCAAGCAACAATACTTTCCAATGCTGCTACTTATGCAGCTATGGATATGGCTAATTTAGATAACAGACAAAAAACACTGACACAGAATGCACAGAGTTTTTTAGCTATGGACATGGCTAATTTAGGTAATGAACAGCAGACAGCTTTGTTTAAAGCACAGCAGATTAGCCAGAGCTTGTTAACTGATGCTGCTGCTGATAATGCTTCTAAGCAGTTTAATGCTAGCTCTGTTAATCAGCGTGATCAGTTTATGGCAAACTTAACTAGTCAGACTGGTCAGTTTAATGCTGCTCAGCAGAATGCTCTTAAGCAGTTTAATGTTGATCAAGCTAATGCAATAGAGAAGTTTAATGCGGAGACACAGAATCAAAGAGATCAATTCAATAGCTCACAACGTTTAGTTATTGATCAGTCTAATGCACAATGGAGAAGAGAGATTAGCACAGCTAACACAGCTGCTACTAATGCTGCTAATTATTTGAATGCACAGAATATGCAACAGATGACATTAACAGAGTATAATAATGAAACTCAGTTGTATAGAGATCAGATTGAAATGGCTTGGTCTAGTTATGAGAAGGGGGCTGATAGGGCTGTTTCTATATTAGAACAAGAGATGGTTATTGCTGGCGGCTTGGTTAAGGTTGATAAAGAATCAGCAGCAGCTTCAGATGCTTCTTCTTCTAAGTGGCTAGGACAGTTAGCAGTTAATGTATTGTCTGATCCTATTAGTAGTATTGTTAAAGGTATCTTCGGATGAAAAACTATTCCTCAGTGATGAAGAACATCAACTCTATTATAGAGAATAGAGAAAAGAAAACTAAGTCTACAATGGGCGTATCAGGATTGTTATCCCGTAGTAAGTATGTTGGACCTACCAGAGGCATGTCTGTTGAAGAAGACATTGCTGATTACATTGAAGCTATCAGACAACAAACAAAGGATTTTACTCGTGCAGAATAAACTATTAGCACCCATCCCCGGCATGTCACTAACTACAGAACCCGGCAATAGACCTTGGGAGCAGCCTCCTAAGTTTACTGAAGTTGGTGAAGTTATTGACTTCTACTCTGATAAGATAACAACAGCTGAGGTGATGGATAACATTGCTACGTTGCTAGAAGAAGGTATGCCTGCTCTTAATATTGCTAATGTGTTAATTAAGAATGGACTAATGAATGGTGTTCATTCTGTTGATACTGGTTTCTTAGCTACACCAGTTGTTGTAGAACTCATTAAATCTATCGCAGCCATTTATGATATTGGATATGTCGAATCAATGGATGATGTACAAGAGATGACAGAGATGCCTACTAAGATGGTTAAAGAAGTTGTAGAAGAAGCTAGGACTAAAATGAAAGAGGTTGTTAAAGAACCTACATCTCGCGGTCTAATGTCTAAAGGAAAATAATAATGGGATTTAATTTATCTGCTTTTATAGGTGGTGCTGCTGAACAAGCTAACACTCTTGTTGATGAAGAACGTGCTCAGCAAAAAGAAATTGTTGCTATGCGACTTAAGAAAGCTGCTGAGTCTAAAGCTTTGTACAATAAGAAAGTTGAAGCACAACGTGAAGAGGTTAAGTCTACTTACAGAGATTTATCTTCACATGAAGTATTCAACAATCTAACAGACGATCAGCAAGTATCCATTCTTAAGTCTCCTACTATTGCTGCTGATTTCTTAAAGCAAGCACAAACTGGTAATGTGTTTGATGTTGCCACTCGTTATAAATTTAAAACACCAGAGGCTACACAGTCTGCACAGTCTTTTGTTGAAGGCTTTGGCACAACTGCACCAACTCGTGATGTGTCTGAACAGATGAAGCAGCTAGGCACTGGCATCCTGTCTAAGAGCACAGACTTTGCACAGTCAGCTGCTACAGCTTATGGTGATACGTTAGAAGGGTTGTTACCTTATGAAGGTGCAGAAGCTCCTGATATAGCACCTATGGCCTCGTTTGCTGAAGGTGCTTTTAAGCAGGTTAAATCTATGAAGGAAAGACTGGACGCAGCTACTATTGAATATAATGATGCTGGCACACCTGAAGAAAAAGAAGCAGCTCAGGAAAAAATTGAAAGCATTAATGCATCATTAGCATTATCTACACCTGTAGAAACTCTAGAGAAGGTGGTACAGCAATTGGAGATGCAGTACAGAAAAACTTCAGACCCTACTGAACGCTCACGCATACAGACCGAGATTAATTCTACCAATGCTAGGATTAGGTCTAATAACGCTGCTCAGGCACAGCTAAAAGAAGTGAAAGATAAAACAGGTATAGACTGGACATGGTCCTCTTTAAATGATGGTGTTGATATATCTATTGATACTGCATTAGGTAAAGTAGAAGGAAGTGCTAGCCTTGATATAACCTTACCTGATGGAACTGTAAAACGTAGAAAGCCGAGGGCAGGAGATGCAGACGTTTTAATTCAAGCAGCGCAAGACGCTGTAAATAATTTTCTAAAAAATAACAATTTATTAAATCCAGACGGTACACCTATAAACGATTTAGTTAGAGGAATTATGACCTCTAGAGGCGTACCTGCTCCTACTGTTGAAGGTACGCCCAAACCAACAACACAAACTGAAACTGCCCCAACAGCAGGACAACCTAAACAACCTGTAAAAGAATCTAACCCAATTCCAGATTTTAAAGACATAGATAAAAATGTAACAGCAGACTCTTCTTTCGCACTTCAAAAACTTATTGAAGGAGACACTAATGAAGCATACAGACAATTTGCTAAGGATCAAAATAATCCAGAAAGTCTCTATGGGCTTGGCAGAATTCTTTATGAAGGTAGGGGAGGGGCTAGGAACATAGAAAAAGGTTTGCAATCGTTAAGGGCGGCTGCTAAGCGAGGCTCTAAAGAAGCACAAGAATACTTGAAAAGGATTGGTCAATAATAATGGCAACAATAAAACCAATAGAGGAAGAAGAATTGGTGTTTCCCGCTACACTAGATGAAGCTTTGCCTATGAAGGTTGAACCTGAGTTAATGTTTCCTGCTACATTAGATGAAGCTTTGCCTATGAAGGTTGAACCTGAGTTAATGTTTCCTGCTACATTAGATGAAGCTTTGCCTATAGAAAGTAAAACTCAACCTTCTCTGGCCCCTAAAAAAGCCCCTGATAGAGGGGGTTTCAAACCGTTACCAGAGGAAGAGCCTGTTGATTTAATGGGCTTAGGTTCTGAGTATCAAACTGTAGGTTCTTTTGACTCTACAGCTACAGCTAAAAGAAGTTACACGACTATACCAGAGGTAGCAACTAATAAAGAAAAGGTAGCTGATATACGTAAGTTTATGTCTGTTAGATATCCTAATATGGTTATACCTAAAGATGATAAAGAAGCTGTTAAATCTTTTGTAGGTACGTTGTCTAAGAGTGATTTTGATTTAGCTAATGATTTAACTTGGGCGCTCAATGCTACCGATGAGCAAAAGATAGCAGCACAGAAAGCAATCAACATAGGTAAGGATATCCCTACACAACTATCCGATGAAGTTGTGGCTACGTTAAAAAGCCCTTCTACATACGTGGGTGGACTGGCTGGCTTTGGTGTACGTAAGGCAGCTACACAAGGTATTAAGAAAGCCATCACTGTAGCTGTCACAGTTGCTGGCACAGAGGCTGTAGTGAGTGGCTTACAAAATGTTGTCACACAGAAAGGTGATTTAGCTTTAGGTAGAGCAACTACAGCGGAAGCACAACAAACCCTTAAAGACTTAGGAGCACAGCAAGATTACAGCTATGCGCAGACCGCTATTGTAGCTGCAGTGGGGGCTGTATTTGGTGGTATTGAGGGAGTGGGATTAGCTAAAGCTTCTAAGAATCCTAAAGAACAAATGGCAGATTTGATTGCTAAGAACAAAAAAACACCTACACAGCTTAATGCAGCTACTCAAGAGTTACTTGCTAAGTTTCAAGCAAGAGAAAAAGAAATATATACAGACCCTTTGTTTGCTAGTAAAGAAGCTAGACAAGAAGCTAGGCAAGGAAGCTTAGATGTAATTGATACACCACAGGAGGTTACAGATGCTGTCCTTAATAAGGAAACTATTAAAGGATTGTTTGATACAGCTAAGCAGCTGTTCATAGATGACCCCACTTTGTTACCAGATATTAACGATACACGCTCTATAACTCAACTTGTTATTGATACGCTGGAGAAGTCTGGTGTAGATAGTGTACAGCAAGCGGCTAAACTTGCAGGTGTAAACGAAAAAGAATTCTTTGATGCTTTTAAAGTTACAGTGTCAGAAGCAGGTACTGTGTTACAAAATAGCAGCGCGTTAGCCCGTTCTATCGGTAAGCTTATTGCTGGGCAAGATCCTGAACTAGATGCAGTTATGAAGCGCATTGCTGAAGGGAGTCATGGGCAAGAGTATATGACGGGCAGCTTTATGACTAGTGTAAAGAATGTAACAGATGCCTCTGTTGGTTTAGCTGTGTCCTCACTTAGTACCACTATTCTGAACACTGCTGGTCTTGTTGGTGCTGTAACATTTAACACATTAGTAGATGTTGTTGATGCCACTATACGGCATAGTGATAGATTGATTGGGGATATGCGGGGTAATGTAGCTATAAATAAATCACGTATAAAAGAAACAACAGACGGTATTATGACCGACAGCTTCTATGCTATTGGACGTATATTTGACTCTGGTTACTCCAACGAATTGTACGACAGTGTAATGAAGTTTAATCCTCGTCTAAATAATATGCTTATTCAAACATCCCCAGACGTAGATCGAGCTGGGATGAATAAGTATGTTGATATGTTAAATGCAGCTAATAGATCAGTGGAGATGTTTGTTAGAAAACCTATGCTTGTTTCTAGCTTGCGTACACGTATGCAGGATCTTGAATTAAGCTTCGATGATTTTGTTGCCAATAACAGGCCGATACCTCCCGCTTTACTTGAACAATCTGTTAATGATACATTGGCTTTAACATTTAGTAGTGGTTTTAGAAAGACTGGTGAGAAGAGTATTGAAGGTGTCTTCGAAGGAGCTGCCTCCTCTATTGTTAGAACAGTAAACGAAAACACACTATTAAAGATTGGTGTTAACATTGTCATGCCTTTCTATAGATTTGGTTTGAACAGTTTACGCTACTCTTATAGAATGACACCAATGAGTGGTGCGGGTGGCATGTTAGAGTTTAAAAAATCTGCTTCTCTAAAAAGACAAGCTACTGAATTAGCTGCTGCTGGTAAAGGTAAAGAAGCTCAAGAAGCTTTATATGCTTCTGCTGGTGTAGCTTACGAAGGTAGGCGTAAGATGATTGAATCTAGTATTGGTATGGGTATTATTGCTGGTGCTATGATGGATAGAGAAAACAACGCTGACCTTTCTTTTGATAAAACAAGAAATTCCAAGGGGGAGGTTGCCGATATAGGTACTTTAGCTCCCTTCAGTTTTGTATACGCTATGGCAGAGGCTGCTTTAATAATGAAGGATATGGCTCAAGACTTGTACTACACAATGTCTATGACACCTGAAGAGCGTGTTAAAGAAGCTCAGCTGTATAAAGATGAGGCAGCTAAGACAGATGTCATAGGAGAGAAGCAGGCCCTAATAAACAAAGCAGAGCTATTAGAACTACAACGTATCAGAGACTTTGATGGTGCAAGGTTCATGGAAATCTTAGCAGGTTGGGGACGTATGGGGGGGACACAAAAAACTATATTGGATAATATAAAGGATATTTTTGAAGAAAGCATTACATCAGGTTCAACGCTCCGAAGTGCTGGTGCATTTGTAGGTGACTTTGCTAGCCGCTTTGATAACTTCTTAAACCCTGTGTATGACTTGTACAACTTAATGTCAGATGATTACAGACAGGTTGATAGCAGAGCGCCTACAACATTAGACCTACCTGCTTTTGCTGACGCTGCTATTGCTGCTGCTGCTTCGCAAGTTCCACCTGTTAAACAATTCTTACAAGATAAGCCTTCGTTGTTCCAAGAACAAACACCACAAATGGCTAGCTTCACCCGCTATCTAACTGGTGAAAGGCCAGTAGAACCTACTGACGCTATTCAGAATGAACTGTTACGTCTTAACATCGAGCCGTACAGAATATATAAGAGAAGTGGTGATAGGAACTACGACAACCTAAGAGTTAAAGTTGCTGGTCCTGTTATTAGAGAGGCTGTAACAGACTTGTTAGCTGATCCTGATTATAAAGATCAGTCTAAGAATGAGCAGGTTGTTTCAATAGAGAAACGTATCAGTGATGCATTTGCAGAAACTAGAGAAGAATCTCTTGATCTATATTCTGAGCAGGATGAAAAAGGTTCCGTTGTTATGCGGTATAAAGGAATGTCTAAGAAGGAACGTCAAGCTGCTGAGGATAGATTTGTTAAAGAGAATGGAACTAAACCTACAACATTAGATGATATGATATCCATAATAGATGGTGAATATAGTACAGCTAAAGATATAGGGTCATTCGCCAGTGGTGGGTTAGTTTCTCAAACTAACAAGCTACTAGCTAAATAAGAAAAAGCCAGCAATGTTTTATAACAATGCTGGCTTTCTTTATTGGTGCGTCCTGAGAGATTCGAACTCCCGACCAATGGTGTAGAAGACCATTGCTCTATCCACTGAGCTAAGGACGCTGAAGTAGTCTGTCTTGGTTATCAAAGAACGCAGCATCAAAACCTCTCTGCCATTCTTTACCTTGAATGGTATCAGGATCATATTGATTCCTCAACCATCCTCTACTAAAAGCATAAGCACCTTGACCATATTGAATCTTCAAAGGTGCTGAGCGTTCCCCATTATGTTGTCTCTTTGGCTGCATTAATGTCTTCCTTAAGTTGTGAAATTGCTAGGTTATGACAATCTGATTTTACCACATAACCGTTACTATGGTCTTTGTCACCCTTCTTCATATACACACTGTCCTTAATATACTGGTGTTTATTATACACGCCTAAATACCACCCAACAGTGAAATCATTCTTCACCCTAACAAAGGCATAGAAGTCACACTCTTGAGTATCATTGAGCGCAGCAATAGAACACTCATAGGTTTCAAGAGGCTTCACAGAAGTCTGCTTAGTCTTAACATCTACAGTGGCGCCATCCTCCATTACTAAATCGTATTCATATGTGTTAGCTAGTGTACCACCCATCACCTTCTGTGCTATAGCTTCACCTAAGAAGCCTGCTATATTACCAGCTCCTCTGATGATGGAGTTACGTAGCTGTCCCATCTCTGCTGCTTTGTCTCTGGCCTCTAGCAGCATCTCTCCTGTGATAATAACTTCTACCATTAGTGAACATCCTCCAATGTATAGAAGTCCCCGTAGTAAAAGTAACAGAATGGTAGTTTGATAATCACACCTTCGAAGGCCATCATTTCTTCCTCATCATCTCCTGTATCAACAACGTGATAGACGCTATTACTATACTCAATATCAAGACCAATACCTTGTCGTAAACCAAAACTAATAGACATTATTTATTCTCCTTATTATCTTCCCAGCGTGTCTTGGCAATGATGTAATTCTTTACTAAGCTACTACGTACAATATCTTCAATGCCAAACTCAATCTCAATAAACTCTTTCATGCTACGAAGAATAAATAAGAAATCTAACAATCCACTCTTATCATCTTTCTTCTTCAAATCAACCTGCCTGTAGTCACCACATAAAAAGAATTTAGATGTATGACCAATGCGAGTGATGATTGTATCTAGCTCATGCATGGTACAGTTTTGGCTCTCATCTAACAACACAATGGCATTGTTAAATGTTGTGCCTCGAATGAATGATGTAGATAGAAACTCAACATAGTTTTGTTCTACCAACCTATCCCATGCGTCCTTACGTTTAAACAGATCAGCAGCAATTTGTTTATAAGGCTCTGTAAACATTCCCATCTTTTCATCAGCATCACCGGGCAAGTGTCCCATCTCTCTACTTTGAACTGAGCTACGAATAATTACCAGCTTCTTATAAGGGTTGGTATTATCCATCACTTCCTGTAGAGCTTTATAAAAAGCAATGTATGTCTTGCCTGTACCTGCAACACCTGACAGAGCACCGAAGTAGCTGCCTTGTTGGTACTGATCAAAGAACTCTTTTTGCTTAGCTGTCTTAGGCTTGACCAAGGAGATGTCATTTAGTTTAATTTTAAGACGTTGTTGCTGTGGAGAGGCAGCTGTCTCTGTTGCTGCTGTATCAACTGATTGTCGCTTATTACGAGTAGCCATTAGTTTCCTGATTGTTAGTTAAAGAAAAAGCGTATATATCATTACAACACATACGCTTTCATTATAGCCTACTTAAGCAGCTTTTCCCCATACATCAGCCCAGTCTCCTTTAGTAGCCCCCTTGCTGTAGTCGGTCACCTTCTGCTCAAAGAAACTAGTGTGGGTAACACCCAGCATACCGTCTACCCACGGCAATGGATTCTTTTTAATCTTATAGATTCCCTTCATACCCATAGAAATTAAACGTCTATCGGCAATGTAACGAATGTATAGTTTAACGTCCTCTGCTGTCAGCCCATCAAATGTACACATGTTAAAAGCTAGGTCAATGAAAGCATCCTCAAGATCTACCATCTTCTTAGCTATCTCTTTAATAGCATCCGAGCTAGACTCTTTAGGATTCTGTCTAACCCATTCACGGTACACTTTAATCATACCGTCTGCATGCATAGACTCATCTGTCTGACTCCAAGCGATAATCTGACCCAGCCCTTTTAACTTACCGTTACGTGCAAAGTTTAACAACATAACAAAGCTTGAGAACAGTTGCATGCCTTCACCAAAGGCAGAGATGGTAGCAATCTTTTCAGCCATAGGCTTGTCGTCTAAGCCTTGTATATACTCATGCTTATCCACCATTTCCCCGTACTCTAGAAACTCGTTGTAGGTTGATTCAGGTAGGCCAAGTGTTTCAATGAGGTGAGCATATGCTGCTACATGTAACGCCTCACGTCCAGCAAACCCACTCATCATCATCCTTACCTCAGGCTGCTTAAACGTAGGGATGTAATGGGTGTAGTAACCATCACCAATGTCTAAGTCACCCTGCACAAAGAAGCGCAATATCTTTGATAGAAATTCACGCTCTTTTTTATTTAGTTTCTTTTGGTAGTCTTTGACATCCTCACCCATAGACACTTCGCTATGTAGCCAGTGACTCTGCTCATGCTGTAACCAAGCGTCATACGCCCAAGGGTAAGTAAATGGCTTGAAGCTACTACGCTCTTGTGTTAAATCTTTTTTCATTAGTTATTCCTTTGTTACCAATGTCGCCATGTGTTGGCAATGATGTGAAGGCAGGTGATTATTTCTAACCACCGTACCAAAGATAGTCTTACTAACCTTCGCATTTCGTTATACTTTTATACCCTGTTAAATTCTATCGTAGTTCATTCGCAGGCTAAACAACTATCACCGTTAACTACAGAAGATAAATCAATATTATCTTCAATAGCTCTGCGCTCTACAGCGGCACCAACCTTATCAGCCTTACGCACTTTATCACTACGCAGGTAGTACAAACTCTTGAGTCCATTCTTCCATGCCGAGAAGTGAATGGTATGTAAATACTTGATGGATGTGTCAGGTGGAAAGAACAGATTTAAGCTTTGACCTTGATCAATATATTTCTGTCTATCACCAGCTAGCTCTACCAACCAACGCTGGTCAATCTCCATAGCTGTCTTAAACGAAGCCTTCAATGTATCGTTAATAGATAGGTGCTGCACACTACCATCATTGGCAATGATTGATGCCCAAGTGTCATCATCGTCCATGCCAAGGCGTTGTAGTTCATCCTGTAGAAATCTGTTCTTATATACATGTGCTCCACTCAAAGTGTCTTGTCTAAATACGTTAGCGCGGTAAGGCTCAATAGAAGGACTAGTATTACCCATAATTAAACTACTGCTTGCATTAGGTGCAATAGCCATTGTATGACTAAAACGCTTATGAAGCCCAGAAGAAAGTGCATCAGGGCAACTACCACGTTCTGTAGCCAGTTCTGAATTCGCTTTATCAGCATGTGTTTTAATATGCTTGAATATTTCATTGTTAATAATCTTAGCCATTACACCTTCCATAGGAATTGTGTTCTTCTGTAGGTATGCATGAAAGCCAAGTGCTCCTAAGCCTACACTACGCTCCATCATGGCTGAATGTGTAGCTCTGTCAATGACACCAGCTGGTGCATCCTTGATAAACACTTCCAACACATTGTCCAACATCTCTAACACATCCTTAATAAACTGTGGATGGTTCTTCCAGTTGTCGTAGTATTCCAAGTTTAATGAAGACAGACAACACACAGCTGTACGTTCTTTACTTGTGGGAAGAAAAATTTCCGTACACAAATTACTACCATTGATAGATAGTCCTTTGTCTTTCAAGTGCTGTGGTAGCTGTCGGTTAGCTTCATCGATAAAGACAAAATAAGGTTCACCTGTCTGCATACGCAACTCTAACAGCTTCTGCCACAGATATTTAGCTGAGATGGTATCCACCACTTCACTATTAGAGGGGTTAATTAGTTCCCATGTATCATCAACATCACCATCCTTCATACATGCTTCAATAAGGTTCATAAACTTATCAGTGATGTTAACACCATGATGCAGGTTTAATGTGCGTAGGTTTTGATCACCTGTTGGCTTACGCATCTCAATGAATTGAATGATGTCAGGGTGGCTAATGTCTAAGAAAGCTGCATAGCTCCCACGTCTTGTGCGCCCTTGACGATAGGCCAAGCTGCTACTGTCATAGATTTTCAAGTGTGGCATAACACCTACACTCTTGTCATCACTGTTACGTATACCTACATGCACACCAACACCACCACCAAGCATGCTTAGCCAGTTCGTCTCCGATAGATTTTCAACCAAGCCCTCTGCACTATCATCCATATAGTTAAGAAAACAGCTAATAGGAAGTCCACGCTTACTACGACCATAAGAAAGAATAGGAGTACTGTAACTGAGCCAATGCTGACTGCTATAGTCATAAAGTCTTTGAGCATGCTCAGGGTTACTTGAAAACTTCTCCGATACATAGGCAAACCTTTCTTGGGGGCTGGTCTCATTGTCCATCATATAGCTTTCTTTAAGACGTTGTAGTCCTAAAGAATCAAACAAACTATCTAGTGTGTAATCAATTTTCATTATTGTATTATGTTTAAGGGAAAGAAAAGGCAACCGAAGTTGCCACAGAGGGAGAGATAGTTATATCAGGATTCTTCTTCTGGTGGTGGTACATATTCCAGCAACAGCCGCTTATGCGTTTCTGCTAGTGGGTGGTCATTCATTATGACAACTCCTAACAACTCTAACACATCTGCCACATCCTCCACTGTCTTTAGCGCTTCTCGATTTAAAATAAACATCAGTCTTCTTCTTTGTTAAAACATTGGGACATAAATTCTACCACAACATTAGCAGCAAACTCTTCCGTATCAGAGAAGAACATTATGTTCTCTGTTGTTTCGTTGGTATCACTGTCGATACATTCTACATAAAACTGCTTAGACATTACTGTCTCCTTTAAACAATGATGGAAACTTTTGAGTTAGCACAGCCTTACATTTGTCTGCCACATCTCGGTGCTCTTTCTGTGTAGCTACATCACAACGGATGTCTACATAATGCATCCAGCTACGCAATGTACCATTCATATACATCCGACTCATTGTCAATCCTTCAGGTAGTAGCTTACGAGCAACCTCTTTAGCTATGCCATTGTTAAGCGCAGCACCATAGACGCTTCTAACCTGCGCTACTAAAGTGCGTTGCACCTCATCCCACCACCGCTGTAGTTCCCTGTCCTCAGTTGGTAGCGAGTTCTGCCTGTTCTTATCATCTTGCAACCGCACCTCTGACAGAGCGTAGTCATTAGCCACTGCATAACGTTGACTGAACTCCTGAAAGCTGAAGCTGCGGTGGCGTAACATCTGACGGGCAATGTCTCTGGTTGTCTCGATCTCCATACACACGTTAACCATCTCAAACGGAGACCAGTGCTTCTCCCTAATAAGATATTGCAACAGCTTCTCACTGTTAGGATTATCTTGATTGGCTGGGTTACTCACACGGGCCATATAGGCAATGAGACGTTCAGCGTCTGGTGTTGCCCATACTAAGCTTACTTTACTACTCATATTACCACTCCAAATCTTCTTCATTACTAATCTTCTGATAGATTGTGTTAACTGTTTCAAATCTATTTAGATTTCCTGACAACACTTTGCTGGTGTAAATTGTAGGTTGACTACCCAGCTTAGTATGATTAATTGCATCATGTATTATTGCTGTTGTCCCATGAAACGCTGCCTCACCTGTAAAGAATACGACAGGCTTATCCTCGTGATATTCTTGTTGCGAATATATATCATCATCAATATTGTTATTATCCACATCATCCTGCAACATAAACATCAGGCAACATATAGCATGTGCTAAGTGATTGTGACCACTCTCTTCATCAATATCCTCCTGCTTCATGTACGCCACTATATGTCGCATAGCAGCCGCAGAGTAGCGTTGGTGCAAGTTGTCCACCTTCTTCCAATTATCTCGATCATACTTGGCTGCACCAAACGTCAACACCTCTACCACCTGCTCTAAAGCATCAAGAGGCAGCAGTGTGTAGTCTGGCTTACCACTATCATATTTAACACCGTTCATTTCTTTCTAGCCTTTCTCTCTTCTGTTGTTTTTGTCTTGTGGCACGGCTTACATAAAACTTGAAAGCCTTCCTTCTCACAAAACATTCTATCAATAAACACATCAAATCCTTGCCACCCTTTTATGGGGTCTACAGCTGGTTCAATATGATCTACCTGTACATCATTAGCTACAAACTGTTCAGTGCAAGTAGCACACCTATAGTGCATAGCCATCTTACCAGTTTTTTTGTTAGTCTTCCTCGATGTGAAAGCTTCTTTCAACGCTTCATACTTAGGAGGCCAACGTCTACTGGCGGCGCGTATAGCAGACACCACAAAGCTTTTAAACCGTGCTGCTGTCCACTGCCCACTGTTATAAACTCTATCTCTAAACATAATATGTGTGGTTTATAAATCATTCTCCACGTCAACAAAATGCCATTCAATATCTACAATGTCCATGCTGTTTAGAGCAGCTGCTATCTCTTCCTTAACCCTATTCTCTAATGTCTCAGGGTCTAGGTAGTCCACTGGTGTGCTGTCTCTATCAGCCTCAGCTGTTAAGCTTATCTTAATTAACATTATTGAACACCTCCTACAGTGAAGCTGTCTGCTGTTAGTTCATCAACATCATCACCTTCATACATACGATTTACAGTGGCTACCATATCTTGTTGTGTATGTCCGTAATTCTGAGAGAAGTTTTCCATCACCTTCTCTGCTATTTCTGGGTCATCATCCATGTATTGAATCACTGATGACACCAGTACACACAGCCCCATTAGTGATTCAAGATCATCCTGCTTCATTGTTACAGGACCATGTACACTATTAAGAATAACAAAAGATCCATCCCAGTCTCCTTCTTCGTCTAAGTTAGGACGTAGCACCATTGCTACATCGTTAGGTTTTAGGTTGTCATTATGCATATAATTCCTCTGGCGGTAACCACATCTGTTCTTTATGTCTACGTAGCCATAACAGCCTAGCATTCTCTAACACTCTAGCTTCATCTAAGTCTCTATCAGTGTACTCAATTACACATACATCATACATTTCTTTTTCTGTTACAGCTTCTGTCAATAGCTTCAAAGCTTTGACATCCCCTATACCACGCAAGCCTATGATGTTATCTGTAGTGTCACCTGTCAATAGTTGTTTATAAAAGAAGCGCTCTGCTGCTGCCTTGTCTACATAGTAGTGTAGCTTCTTATTGAAGTTGTAGTGCCAGCCTTGTAGCTGGTCTAAGTCTTTATCAATAGACGCTATGATGCAGCTGTCTATCTGGGTTGCTGATGCAATGCCTATAGCATCATCAGCTTCCTCGCCCTCACATACTATAGCGTTCCATTCTTTAACAGCATGTGCTCGTAGTCCTTTTAAGTGATCTGGTTTGGGGGCAGTGCGGTTGCCTTTGTAAGGGAAAGAAACAGCCACATCATGACGGAAGTTATTGCTACCTGTTAAAAACAATCTCCAACTATCATAGAAGTGGCTGTCGTGATCCACATTAAGAAGAATGTCTGTAATAGCTTTGTCCAATCTGTACTGAGCTATCAACAAACTTTCTTCTTTGCAGGCAAACGCTATACGGTAGCAGACTATGTCTGTATCGACAAGCGCTTCCATGTCTTACAAGATGTCTTCGTCATTATCCATCTTATCACCACCTGCATACTCAATCAGGTCTGTGATAACAAGCTTACGAAGGCTAGGGCTTTTACCCTTCTTGTTTTTATACGTCCAATCGTAAGCCTTAATCAAAGCTTTGCATTCGCTTTCATTACCAATCAACACACCACTATCAATCTCTCCATCTTCATCAAAAGCTTTAATGGGCTTGTCACTCTTACAAGTGATGAACTTACCCATACCTTCTTTCTCCAGCACAGACAGACCCATAGCTTCCAAAGCATCTACAGCCTTGGCACTAAGTTGACCAATGTTTACTTGGTACTTACCTGACATGTCGTTAACTTTATTAAGCTGTGCCCAATACACTTTACCTTTTACCTTAACTGCTTCTACTACTTCACTCATTTTCAATTTCCTTTAAATAAATAAACAATGGTTTAGTGACAGTCTTTCCAGTTGTTACCAATATGAGACTCGGCATCAACAGGACAACGGAAACTAAACGCTTCACCCGCAGTCTTCGCTGCTTCAATAACTAATGCCGCTACTAGTTCAGCATCTTCCTCTCTAACTTCTATCTGCACTTCATCATGCACCCATGCTAATAGTTTAACATAGATGTCTCTCTCTTTCAAAGACTTTGTTATCTCTATCAACCATTGTTTAGCAATGATGGCACCAGCACTTTGTAACAACACATTCAATGCAGCATGCTCACTACGCACCCGCAGCTTGCGTCCATCTAAGCCGGGTAATGCTCCAGACTTCTTATAAATCTTACCTATCTTTTCCTTAAGCTTCTTAAGCGCAGGTGTGTTATCAATGAAGTTGTTTATGATTGTCTTACCCTTAGCTTTGCTACACCCGAAGATGTCAGCAGCACGTTGAGGGCCAGCACCATACAGTACACCATATGTCAATGTCTTAGTCTTGTTACGCTTAGCCTTTAGCTCTTTGTCATGTTCATCATAAACTTCATCCTTACCTGCAACACCCATAGCCTTAGCATTAAGCCAATGAATATCACCACTCAACAACACCTTCTGCCACTCTTCATCCTGCATGTAATGTGACAGGCAACGTAGCTCAATGCCTGATAAGTCAACACCAACTTGCTTCATACCCTTTGGCACTTCCCACATCTCCCTACACTCAGCACCATATGGTTTAGACGTGGAAGGAATCTGCCCCATGTTGGGACTATTATGGGAGGCTCTCCCAGTTATAGTCCCATTGGTAATAATAGAACCATGCACCCTCCCATTATCATCCATCATCTCTAACCAACTAGACACCTGTGCTATGCGCTTTTGCACCATCAAATACTCACTAACTAGCTTAGCCTCTGGTACATCTATACCATCTAACACATCCTCATCAATGGTGTAGTTGCCTTTGTCAGTCATCACTGTAAGCTTCACACCAGCACCTATCAATCTCTCTGCAATTTGCTGTCTGCTGCCGGGATTGAAAGGCTCTGAGCGTTGTTTTAAAGGGCCTGCAACAGCTTCATTAGCTAGCTTAAGGGGATAACCTAGCCTACGTACTTCATCACGTACACCGCCCTTTGTGTCTGTCCTGATAAGGGTGTTATCAGGTGTTACTACTTGGTAGTATTGCGGCGTTTTAGTTGTTGTAACAGTAGGCGGGAATACACTTTGCAATTGATGTTCAATATCAGCCATCCTACCTGACAACTGTGCCAATAATATCTGAGCTTTCTGTTCATTAAGTTGATAACCATTCTCATGCATCCTTTGGCAAATGATTGCCACCTCGTGTTCAATATCAATGCTGCGCTGGCTAAAGCCGTCAGCTGTGAGTACATATGTCAAGTGATTATGTAAAATCTTTAGCAGCTCTACATCGTTAGCACAGTAGTCTTCCATCTCCTGTGACCAGCCACTATCGAAGTCGTCAAAGTCTCCTTTGTACATGCCTAAGCGAATGCCCCAAGCACCTAAGCTATGTGGACCATACGATTTAGTCTTCTTAACCACACCTTCTTCAGGCTCTGGTGTCTTAACAAAGGCTATGTCAGGGTCATGTAACCGAGACAATATCAATGTATCACGCTGGTGTTTCTCTTCTATAACAACACCCCACACTCTACGCAGCACTGGGTAGTCAAAGCCTACACCGTTATGTGCATAAACTTCACAGCCGTCTAAGTATTGTTGTAAGCCTTCGCTGTCATACCATATCTTCATCACTCCATTCTTTTTAGTAGCACACATCCAGATGGTGTCGTGCTTTAAGTTGGTTTCAATGTCTAAATAAACTATGTCTGTCATAAACTTTCATCCATTTCTGCTGTCTCAAACATCCTACCTGTCTTGTGATCAAACTTAAGCTGACATGCAGGTCCTGTGATGCCATTGAATCTATTCTTCAGCACCCTAACCTGTGTGGTGTTGCGTATATCTATGTCAACAGCTTGCCCGTTACGCTCCAATCCTATCACCATATCACTGAGCTGTGCAATTGAAGCACTGCCTCGTAGCTGTGCAAGGCTAGTGGCTGCACCTTCTTCATGGCCTCTATCAACAGGACGCTTCAAGTGACTAACAACTAACAAGGCGATGCCAGTCTCCTGTACCAGCATACGTAGCTTAGTCATTATTTCATCAATGGCCTTACGTTCATCAGCATTATCCTGTGCAGACACAATGATTGATAGGTGATCAAGAACTACATACTTACACTGTAAGCCTTTAGCTAAGTAGCGTACACGATTAACAATGTTATCAGCAGACGTGCTACCAAAGTGGTCAAACAAATACAGACGATCAGTGCCTAATGTTAAATCAAAAGCCCTGCGCTTCTCTGTGTCATCCACTTCGTTAGGTAGGTGTAGGGGGATGTCAACAGCTAGTGACATGAGCGACAGTGCTGTCTTCTTAACACTCTCTTCCAAGAACATTAATCCAATGTTGTCTTCACTATGGTTCAACAGATGCCACACAATTTCTCGCAGCACTTGGCTCTTACCTAAGCCACTACCTGCTGTTAGTGTAACCAACTCACCATGCCTGATGCCATATGTTAAGTCATTCAAGCCTGCCCAAGGGTAGTAGCAATCAGCTTGTGCAACAGGTTTAGAAACTTCATCCCATAGACTACTACCAGCAATGATGCCATCAGGTACATGGCCTTCAGCACCCCACCAACGCTGAACATAGGCAGCTTCCTTACTCTCGGAGAGCCAGTCGCATGCGTCCTTGTAATTAGCATCAGGCTTAAACACCTTAGCTTTAACACCAAACAGCTCAGCCACTTTAGTAGCTGCTTCCTTGCCTTGCTTATCCCCATCAAAGTGAACAACAATATTCTCAAAGCTATTCAACCATTCATACTGCTCAGTGCAATCCTTCAGAGCAGACCCTGCACCATTACGTATAGATACTACAGGGTACTTACTACCTAACATCTGAAAGGCTGCTAGCGCATCGAACTCGCCTTCAACAACAGTGACATATTTACCACCAGCAGTGAACAGTTGTTGTCCGAATAGTGTGGCTGTCTTCCAATCACTACCTTCTTTAACAGCGATAAAGAACTCCTTATCTTTAACACTACGAACCTTAGCTCCAACAACTGTGTTGTCACTATCAGTGTAAGGAAAGAACATTTTGTTTTCATTCCTAACAACACCATACTTATCTGCTGTTGCTTTGCTAATGCGTCTATCGCTAATAGAAACACTATTACCTTCTAACATTAGTTTAAATTCTTTTATCTGTGCTTCTGTAGCAATAGATGGCTTCTTAGTTAACATATTCTTTTGTTTCTCTTCTGTGTTAATTGATTGTTGATAGTCCTGACAGCTGAAACAATATGATGAACCATCTTCGTTATAAGACAAAGCATCATTGCTACCACAGCTATCACATGGATGATGTGTTGAGACAAAGGTCATAGCTTCTTAGTTAAAAGAATAAAAGAATTAAAAACAATTATCACAGACATAGTTTCACCAAGCCACCACATGTTGTGTTAGCTCGGACACCAGTGCCTGTGACGGTCACATGAGTAGCGGCTGTGCATCCTGCTTACTCTTCACTCCAGACTATTAAGACTTGATGTAGTCTCCCTGACGCGCTCTAGAGGTTATGTCCCCACGCTGGTTGATCTGTCAGTAGCCCCAAGTATCAACCTTAAACAAACAACCTACCGCTTGGTGTCGGCTTCCCCAGTAGGTCGTTGGTAGTGTAGCACAAGTTTTCAATACATGCCATCTAAATTGGGTGGTTTATATGAAGGTGGCTTATCTACCTTACCATTGCTATCAAAGTCTGGCATACCATTGCTATCAAACTTGCTCCAGTTGCTTGTGTTAACTTCCTCACAAGCAGCAACAATGTTCATTTGAGCACAATGTGCAACACCTACCGCTGTAACAATCTGATCTGCTAGGCTGTCTAACAACTCTTTGCGATTACTTATAGTAGCTGTATATTCTCCACTTTTTAGTTTTTCAGCACATCTATTTAGCCATACCCTTGCGTTCCACGCCTCATCAGAATCTTCACCGTCTTCTGAAATGTATAGCGTCTCCAACATCTCCACCACCTCTTCAAGGTGACAACCTAGCTGCACGTTGAAAGATTCTTCTGTCGGTGCTGGTCGGGCACGTTTGTGCCATAAGTTTAATGATTCAATTGTCATACTTCTCTTTAACCAAATGATAGAATTTAACTAACTCTTTGTCATACTTACAAGCCCAGTCTACCACATCACCCTCCGGCTTGTAACTCTCATCCCGCCACATAGCAAACCCAGCATCTTCAGCCAAGTTTTTAATCTCCTCTGTGAACTCTACTTCAGCTTCATAATCGGGTGATAGCTTTTTAGCGATAGCCAGCCCTGCCTCTATTGCAGTGAGTATACCTAGCCTTGTCAAAGCTGATACTGCTTCCTGCGGAAAGTCAAATTGATAAACAGCGCTGCCGTCTTCGTTTTCTTTTAACAGTACTACGTTTGATGTCCCATTAATATCATTCATGCTAGTTCCCCAAAATATTCTAACGTCAATTTAAAGTTAACAATTCTTTTTTCTATTTCAATAAGGTCTGCTGCTTGGTCTAACTCAAATACAGCACAACCTTCACTTCTTTTTCTCCTTTTTAGTTGAGATTTTAAGTCCTTTGTTAATTCTTTGAGTACAGCCACGACAATCTTATCTGCGTCACCATCACATATTGTTAATCTAAAGTCCATAAGTCACCTTTGATTTTGCACCGGACAGCTTTGCCATCCTTGTTAATAAATCATTCAACGGCTCCAACATCATAACCCGACAACAGCTAAGTGTAATGGGGCTGAACTCAGTACCGCTATCGCTTTCCTCTATTCTGTTTAAATACTTATCAAAGAGTTCTTTAACAAGCCCTTGCAGTATTAAAGCATCCTTTTCATTACGCATCTCAGCGCCTATTTCCTCATAGTCCATCACCTCACCACTCACTTTCATCAGCAACATTAACAGTCATCGTAGTACAAAGACCATTGTACACTGTCACCCAACTCATTGTTATGATAGACCCGATACCTGAGCTGCTATCAGAATCAACGGTTATGTCAGATACAATGTTGTTTAGTTCAACAACTTCGTTAATCTTTTCTACATCCCTAGGTAACAGTGTTATTTTACTCATAGTTCTTCTCCTTTACTTTAACTTCAATAAACTGTGCAAACTCAAAAACAGTTGGGCGGTCTGGTAAATCCCAAGAATCAACATCTATTTGCGTCAGTCCAACCCAAGGCTTGTGTGTTTCCGGCGGTGCACCTTCATACATATCTTTGACGGAAACAGGGTCGCTGCTCATGTGTTCTTCTCCCTTAATTCTTTTCGTAAGCGTGTATGAAAATCTTCTTCGCCATCATCCCCAGACACTAACCAATCCACCCGTTTAACATATGTATAAGATTGTCTCAACATATCGACTGCGGTTTGAAATGCCGATATAGTTTCTGCTGTATAGTGACGACCTGTAACATCCCCCCACTCATTCTTTTCTTCATTATCATTATCTACAATTAGTTGCTCAATGTCGTCAGCAATTTGAGTTAATTGATACTGTGTGTAATTAAAATGTCCGCCGCTCATAATTCTTCTCCTTTAACTTAGCCTCAACACCCTCAGCAACACCCTTACCGCTACACCAGAATTGGTAGCCTTCGGCGTTATGTGTGTTTCCATCAACAATCTGCTCCACCTCCTCCTCAGTCAGCCCAACCCATTCACGTTTTTCCTGTATCGGCATTGGCTCCGTGGTGATGTGCTTGCTCCCGTTGGCGTCTGTAACAATTCGCTCAGTCATACTTTAAACACCTTAGTCCATGCAGCAAAGTGATAAACCTCCCCCGCCATATCCTTACACAAGCTATACATACCATCAATGTAATGAAACATAAACAACTGTTCCTCAACCTGCTTCTTATCAGGGTTATACAACTTAAACAAACTATCTCTATCTAGTTCGTATAGATTTAACATGTCGTTAATATCAATTTCAGATAACATATACACACACTCCTACAAAAACAAACATAAACACAATCCCCACTACAGCTGCTGCCTTAGTGCGCCTAAGCTGATCTTCTGTATACTCTTCTATACTTTTCATATCAATCTCTCTGGAAACTTACGCATATCCTGTGCTCTCTGAGCAGCAGCTTGTGTATGCTTAATGTAAGGTGTTAAACTATTAGGTGTTGCATGCCCACTCAATGCCATTATAGAGGTGACAGGAACACCCTCTTCTATCATCTCTGTTATAGCTGTCCTTCTTAAATCCATCAGTTGCAGCTCTTCTGGCAGCTGTGCTTCTTTCATAATGCTATTACCAATAGCAGATATTCTAGTGATGTTATAGGTTTTAAGACCACCTCCAGCCTTCTTAGTTGTGGATGGTGCTATGTATGGCTGCCACCCAAAGCTATCATGCTGCTGCTTAAGCATAGCCTGTAAGCCTTCTGATGTAGGCAGCTTCACCGTAGCCCGCCTCTTGCTCTGTGTCAATGTTAACACACCAGTGTCAAAGTTGTAGTTGCTCCACAACAACACACGCATGTCACCTAGCCGTTGTCCCCATTCATAAGCCATATTTACAATCATACCTATATTTCTCCACTCATACCTGCTGTAGGCTACATTGAGAAAGGCTCTGATGTGCTCCCTATTCCATGTCACACGCCTAGACTTAGTCTGTGTACGTTTAACACCAGCAAACACATTATGTGTTATGTAGCCCCTGTTTATGGCAAAGTTAAACACCAACTTATACACTGCCAATGTGTGATTGGCCTGTGACACCTTCCCTTTTCTTATGGCTCTGTCGTATAGCTGTTGGCATGCTGGTGCTGTTAGTGCTGAAGCCTTAGCCCTATGTAACAGTGTACCCACCACTATCTCAGTCTTCCAACTGTTAAGACATAAAGCATAATCAATCTGTGTCTTAGGTGCTAGCGTTGTGTACATGTGACTAAGCATATATGCTTTAACAATGTCTTCTACCCTACTGTCTTTAGACAAGTGATGTAGCCTCTTCATCTCCTTACGCCACACATCCATAGCTAAGTTTTGCTCAGCACAGTAGGCCAGTGCCACATCATATTCATTACCAATATACTTAGACACCACTACACCAGCCTCTATAACATCCTTTGGGGGGTTGTAACGGTAGCAAACACTACCATCTGCCATAGTAGCTGTCTGCATGTAGCGCTCTGCAGTCATCAGTCTGTGCCTCCTACTTTATAAAGCTCTTCTAAGTCTTGCTCTACTATGTCACGCCTAATACGCTCTGATGACATAGCAGCATCATGCAAGATGATGTTAACAATATCTAGCTGTCTTTCCAAACTCAGTGAAGACCTAGACGAATGTGCTGCTACATCTTGTTGCAAATTATGCAAATAGTTCATTGTGTTTCCTTATCTCAATTACTAGTTCTGTTACACCGTTAGCAAAGCCTGTCATGTAATGGCTACACTCTGACATAGCTGGTAGCTGTGCTCTGTAGCCGTCTATATAGCCTCGTTTATATTGCTCTTGTTCATCAATCATAATACACATCTCTCATCTATAAAAAATATGAAAGCCTATAACAATAGTTTTAGTTAAATGCTTTCTCCAATAAGGCCTAACAGCTTTGGTGTGGTAATGTGTTGCACCGTGTGTCCTATCTCTTAGCCTACCTATCATAGCCTGTGACACTACCCGCTGCACAGCTCTGGTGTAGGCCACTCCCCTAGGATGCCTAGACTCTGGCTTATTAGCCCAGCTAAACTGTTTTTTTTGATACACAACTTTGCATATACTGTTAGGCCAGCGCTTGCTAGCAACTCTATTAAGCACCACAGACGCTACAGCTTTGATGCCTGCTAAGCTCTCACCTCTGGCTTCATGGTATAGATTGTCTGCTAAGCACTTAGCCTGTTTGCTATAAGGCTGTGCCACTGACAGGGTTGTGAAGCCTACTAGCAGCACAGCTAATACTAGCTTAGACATTGCCTATCAAGGGCTTAGCTATGAAACGTGTAAGCCCTGTGTTAATTTTAAACAGGGATAGCTCAGCATCGGCCTTACGCTTATATGCCACCACATGCCTGTGTGTTGCTGCTCCGTTGATGATGGTGTAGCTCATACACCTGTCTTTTTTAATTGTGTACATAATGCTCATAGCTCCTGATTCGACTGGTATTGTCGTTGTGTTTATATTTAAGAATGATGGCTGTGCCATGCATTTCTAATGCATCTACTAGTAGGCTATAGTCGTTGTCTTCTTCTAGGTAGACATATTCACCACGCTGGTAGCTGTAGCTACTAATGAGATGGGGTATATCTAATGTCTCTAAGATTGAACGCTTCACTTTAGCCCAACCATGTGATGGGTCGCTGTAGAATGTAATGGTGAATGTTTTCATATTGTTGTCAATAAAAATCATTAGAAAGAAAATCACTTATTTCTTCTTTATCTTTTTTCTTTTGTTCTGGTGTTCTATTACGATGCTGTTGTATGTTAACAAGCATACATTGCACCCTGTCCTTGTCTCTTATTGCAACATCTAATTCATCTCTTAGTTCTTTAATGAGATTGTTAGACTCTTCCAACTCAGTAAACAAAGCCTCTAATTCTCTTGGTGTTGTAATACTATCAGGAATTTTATTTAGCACTGGCAGTGTAGCGAATGGATGCCTGTAGAAAACATAACCATTTAAATCAAACTCACCATCTCCCTTTGCTGTAACTAAGTTTAAATCACACAAAACAACTTGGTCGCCTGATTTAAATTCTCTAACACGTTTATGTTTAAGTATATTGTGCTTCATTTTGTCCATGAAAGACAACAGAATTAGTTTTTTGTTTAGGATATTATCCATGATATCACCTTTACTTAAACAGCAGAGTCTATGTACTATTACATACATAAACGCTGCTGTGTTATTGTTTAAGCCATTGCCACTTCAGTAGTAATATCCCACAACTCACGATTGATACGAATGTTTTCACTAACACTGTTAACGGGTCGTGCCTTACGTGTTGCTGTGTTGTAAGTGTCTGGAATATCTTTGTTCTTAGTTAAAGACAGCACCATTGCATTACCACGAATAATGTTTTCCTGTATACGATTGAACACTGTGTTGGCATCATTGGAAACATCATTAATACGCTGTGGCATTTGCAACGCATTTAGGAGGTGTGGCACCATGTAAGTGCCAGCCTTCACTTCGGTTTGTTCTTCAAGCATACCCCAGCGTGTGGCAGCAGCTTTTTTAATGATGGTAGCAATTTGTTCAGGGTCTAAATGTATGGCTTTTAGTTGTTGAATTGTGTGCAGTGTCTGCGGCAACATCTCAACTGTGCCCCTCAACATCTCTTCAAACCCTGCCAAGCCTTTAGCGCTGTGCTTCATAGCACTAGCAAAGCCATCACCCGCTACAATGCCATTACTACAAATGAATCGGTATGCACCAGCGAACAGCTTCACCGCTCCTGTGCCATCATGTGAATTATAGAGAATAATTTCTCCACGTTCACTAGCTGTATTGTCTCCTACACTATCAACATGAGCAAAGGCCAGCATGTGCTGCGTGTGCTCTGCTGTAGCTGCGCTGCGTGTACGTTTCTGTGCTGCTGACACTGGCACGTAGCCATAATCTGCTAGCACTGGTATAAGACTCTGTGTGTGCAGCGGCTGATAGCGCTGTGACAATGTCTCTTTTTGTGTTGTTGCTAACACTGCTGGAGCTCGTGCAATGATGTCGTCAATGCTAAGCGCTGTGTTGCTGCTCTTGCGTGAGAATATAACGTTTGACATTTGATTGTTTCCTATAGAAATTGCTGTGTTTGTATGCTCTCATTATTAAAAACATACAAGGCAGCAGCCTGTGCCACAAAGCACAAGCCCTGTCTAGTGCAGCCTGTCACACTGCACCATCTATCAATACTAAATTTTTAATGAGCTGTTAGCCTGTGCCACATGGTGTTGCATGTTGCGAGCTGTTAAAGCAAACGTTGTTGATAGTGTGGCACAAGTTTACAGCCTGTGCTACTAGGGGAAACCCTATGCTATGTGTTGTTTGTTTACAACATTAACACCTTCTATAGCCAGTGCCACAATGCTATCGCGGCTCACATTACGATAACCACCCGTTTTAATGTCGTATATATTAATATAGTTGGCAGTGTCTACAGTTGACTTACCGCCCTTCAAGTGTTTAACCACGCCTAAGCGCCCATTTAATATACGCTTGTTGCCATTGTTTTTAATGAATGAGACGGTGACAAATTTACCGTTAGAATTTTGCAAAGCATTAGCTAAAAAGTTAGACATTGTTTTATTTCCTATAGAATACATAGCTTAAAATCAAGCCCTACAATGTTCTGTAACATGTGCCACAAAGCATTGTAAGAATAATTTTATCGTTTGTAATGAACTGGCCTCTCATACATGCCAGTGTTATCACGATACACGCTTACATAATGCCCATAGCGTGTGTTGTCGTCATAAGTTAGTGATAACGTGGTGTCATAAGGGATGTGTCGATTGTCCCACATGTGTGTGATGCATTCAGCCTCTAACGCTTCGTGCAAAGTTTTGAACCAGTTTTTCATTGTGCGCCCCAGTTATACAGCGTGTTTATGCTGTGCCACAATAGCGCCTTGCACTATTATGACGCTGTGATGATAGCAGCCAGCCCATGCTAGTGCTTCGCGCTCGCGCATGGCGTAATGGCGTTTACCATAGCCGATGCCGATAACGGTAAAGCCTAAGTGTCGGCACAGCACAGCATGTAGGGCTTTGTATATGGTTTTCATTGTGTTTATTTCCTATAGGGGTTTGACTTAAAAACAAGCCCATAAAGCCACTATTCATTAATGGCTTTATAGAATGCTATTAATGCACTGCAATGATAATAGGTAAGCCTTTAAGTGTCTGCATGCCGCATGCATGGCCTTTGCCAGTGCAACTACCGCAAGCGCCGGGACATGGGAAAGCCTTTGCACCATATGCTGCGCGTAGTTCTTTGTTGATCGTTACAGTGCCGTGTTCTTTGCTGCGCACTTTTCGGCCTAGTGATACCGCTATAAACTCACCCCGGGTTATCGGTAAGGCTTTTACAGCGTCAACTGTGGCAGTGTCACTATTGTGACCACTTGAAATATTTAAGACATAATTAGTAGGCCATGTGCCACTGTAGGACAATATTTGCGCAAAGCTTTTTGAATAACCATACACATTTGCTTTGCTGCTAGTCTTTATCAAATCAAACCAAAAAGATACATCATCGGTTGAACTAAAATCACCGTCTACATACAAGCGCACGTCATAGGCTTGCTGCATTTTATTATCTATTGCATCAAATGCTACTGAAATTTGATTAGATTCAAAGCGCAGCAAAAATGCATTGTTCAATTGGCGCATGAATGCAGCGGGATAGCGCCAAGCGCTAAAAGAATAGCAAAAAGCAAGGCAGTCACCGGCGCCGGGGCATGTAACGCCGGGTAAGCTTGAAAATGATATAAACGGTAGTTTACTGTTACCGCTCATGCTAAATATTGTGGCTTGGCTTTGCCCGGTGGTTATCAATGCCTCTACTTTGGCAAAGCATGTGCGCCATGCGGGTTTGTTTGTGAATACTGCCAAGCTTCGCACGTCATTTAATACAGCTAGCATTGTGGGCTTGTTGCTGTGCTGTACGGCTTGGGCTAAGCGGTATAAATGTGGGTAAACTGCAGCAGTAGGTGAAAATGTTTTGATTCGCATGAGAGTGTGTCCTAGTAGGTCTGTATGCTTTGCGGTATTGCATAGCATGCCTTCATTGTGCATAGAATTGTGTTGTTTGGACACCACACATGGCACTATTTTATAGGTGGTTTCCCTAGGTGTCGCTGTTGTTGTTGTTGGTGGTGTCGCTGTTGTTGTTGTTGGTGGTGTCGCTGTTGTTGTTGTTGGTGGTGTCGCTGTTGTTGTTGTTGGTGGTGTCGCTGTTGTTGTTGTTGGTGGTGTCGCTGTTGTTGTTGTTGGTGGTGTCGCTGTTGTTGTTGTTGTTGGTGTCGCTGTTGTTGTTGTTGTTGGTGTCGCTGTTGTTGTTGTTGTGCCATGCCCCTATTATTTTTAATAGTGTCCACCGCATTAATACTATCGTTTCACATGGTGAAATATTACTGACCAGCTGGTCAATAGTGAAATATCAACAGATTCTATAACAGTTATTCTATTTATCTAAGCCATTGATTACATTAATTATTTTATTCTACGCAGTAACGCCTATATTAATTAATTTATTACTGCGCAACTATCGGCATGCATTATTAATACTGCGATAACCCGTTGATTTACAGGGGGCGGGCGTGGGCCATGGGGGGGTGGGGCGTATATTATATACAGCCACGTACAAAAATCAGTAAATTAAACTTGTAAAGCACTATGCCCTCTACACCATCTACACACTCTCCTACACACCATGTTACCAAATTAAATAGCCTATGGCAGCTTTACCGCCCTTACCCATACCTACATAGCCCTAACCCATTTAAACAGCTTACAGAGCCTGTGGTGTAGGATGCATAGCCATCAACAACTAGCACAACCATACTAACAGACAGCTCAGCTAATAACAAATAAAGCTTGACAACACCTTATGTTCTGTGTAAAACTATCCATACCAGCTTTGTGTTAACCTTAGTAGTTAACAAATATGAAGAGCAACAATTCTTAGACTGCCTATCGGTCACTGGTGAAAGTAATGAGCTTGTATCGGCTGCTATAGAGAAAAGACTCAGGATGATGGTGTAGGTTCGAAACTA